GCATATACTTTCTTAATATATAAATACCAAAAAGGACACTTCGAAAAAGAAGCCTCTCCAATTATGGAGCCTATATAACAAAAGATTTTTTTTTAATATGAAAAATTTTTATTTTTTTTTCAACACGTATTTGTTTTATTAAAAAAGTCTCCCAACTCTTCAACGATTTTTACTTTCTCGAAAATGTTCCATTTATATTTTTTGGTTATTCCATCTTTTTGAAGTATCCGCCACAAAGTGCTTTTAGAGATTGGAAAATATTGATTTAGTTCTTTATGAGTTTTAAAATATTTTCTGCCTTGAATTCTTTTTTGATTATTAAGATATACGACGCAGTAATTATAATTTTTATTTAAGCACCCTTCCTTTCTTCCTCCGTTAGACATTTTTTTCCTTTTCAGTATAAATAATATACATATTTTTTTTTTAAATTGATTAAATAATAATAATTTAAAACATTTAATATATTAAATGGTTCATTTTATTTGTTTTAAAATTCGTATTTTATGGGTGCTGGATTTCTTTCAAGATTAAGTTTATTATGAAAAGGCAATTCAATTTTTAAATAATCACATTTCCACCTATACCGATTAATTCTTTTTCCTTCAATTTGTTTTTTCTCACTGTCTATTTTATCGCCTATAATATTTTTAATCATCTTAACAATTATTTTAATTAAATCGTATTTATTAGTGAAATCAATATCAACATTCCTTCTATCTCTAAAAAGCAGCTTATATTTTTTTATGTATTCTGGACTTTGCTTTTTTGTTAATGTTTTCTTTACATCAAAGTAAAATTCTTTATCATTGAATTTTACTTTTTCTTGAATTTCTTTTAAGAATAATATTTTATTATCACGGCTTTTAATTTTCTTGATTAACATATCATCACTTTTATTTAATTTATTAGTTAAATCGTCATTATCTTTATAAAGATAATTACAAATTGCGAAATGTTCTTCAATCTCTTTTTGACTTAAAAACACCTTTTGATATTCAATTATTTTTTGTTCTGTTTTAAGGTTCAATAACTTCGCAAGGTTTTTGACTTTAACGCTTTTAATATCAAAATTATCAACTAAATATTCTTTTACGGTTTCTTTCTTTGAAAAAGGATTTACACCCTTAATTTTCAATAATCCGTTTTGAACTTTAAAGCCTCGTTCTTGTAGTAATATTATAAAATGAAGAGACGTATTAGTTCGATAACAATCAACTTTATATTCAGTCATACAATACAAATTAAAATACATATTACGAACTTTTTTATTTATAAAATTGTAATTATCAAAACTTGTTTTAATCTTTTTAACTTCATTATTAAAGAATTTACAATCGTCTAAATCTTTATACGTAGGGGGATTAATCCGCTTTGCCTCGAAATAATATTTCAATTCAATTATATTTCTAGTCCTCGCGATTTGTTGGAGCATTGAAGAAGGGTTTATTGTTGATGTATTATAAAAACAATAAACATTACGCTTTTTGATGCTATCAAGTCCGTAAATAATTTTAGGGCTAAATATAATTTTATCGTAGTCATCAAGACTTCCAAAATTTTCCGTATCTGATGTAATAATTTTAATTGTTTTATCGTTTAGTGTTTTAAATAAATATTCAACGTTTGTTTTACTATCACAACAAACCATATAAGAATTTTTAGTTTTCAATTCTTCGACAAGTTCTTCAAAAGTTTTAATCTCTGTTGCTTGAACGCCTTTATTATGTTTATAAGTATTTATAACAAGTTCAAAAGGTCTTTCAATAACACCCATAAAACAAGTTGAAATATCCGATATATCCGCATCAACTCCAATATATCTTTTTGACTTATTAATTACTTTGATAAAGTAATCAAATATAAACATACGATTATTTTTAAGTGTTGGTGAGTTTATTAAATGTTCCAAAACACTGTTAAACTCATCGATAAATATATCATATTCTTTTAAATCTAAATCTCCCAATCCTTCGTCGCCTTCCTCCGTATAATCATATAATTTTAAAAGGCTATCAACTGTAATTATTAAATTATCTCCTTGATAAAATCCACATTCACCTCTATTTAAATCTTGATAATGAAGACAATCAATTCCGAATTCATTAAATACATTATATTGCTCGTCCGCAAGACTAATTCGAGACACAATAGAAATAAACTTAATATCATTGTCTTTTACATAATGCTTAAAAGATGTTGTCTTTCCTGTTCCTGTATCTGACTTAATTAATAAATCTCCTTCAAACTCTTTTAAAAATCCATATCCCAATTTTTGTCTTTCGAATTCATAATCACCTTTAATATTAAATTTATTAACTGGTTTATACTTCATATAATATTTATAATGTTTAAGACTTGATATTGATTTGTCATTAAATATTTTCTTAAAACAATCATATTTAATATTACAACTGTTCCACATTCTGAGATTTTGTTCTTTATCGTATTTATTGGGACAATGTTTTTTACTGTATTTGTCCCATAGTTCAATACAATTAAACATCTTAGAAAATGTAGTAAAATTTAACCACGAACGCTCTCCAATTTTTCCTGTTCCGTAATCTGTAAAATATCGTTTATCAAGTTTATCAAATAATTCTATTAACATATTTTCATTTGCCGAATATACAAATTCCCCTTGTTCTGGTATTGCTTTTAATTCTTTACGTTTAATTACTTTTAATTCTTTTTCGCTGTAAAGGTTATCAAGTAACCATTTTTTAAGGTCATTCGGTATTGGTTTAATATCGGTATCTAATTGAATTTTATATTCTTTTAATTCATTTTTAATATTGATTACTCTTGAACCACAACCCACAATATAGCCCCCATCATTTCGAATGTCAATTTGTTTATTGGGGTTGTCGTTGTCGTTTTCCTTGCTCTGAGTTTGTTTTATATCTGGGTCGTATTTAAATATAAGGTGATAACCTCCGCTCGTTGTTTTCTGCGTTAATGTATTAAACTTTTTAAGATAATTCAAACCGAATTTTTTAAGAAAGGGTGAATTATCAAAGTCAAATTTTTTTCCGTGTTTATCGTAAAAATCAATATCAACAACTGTAATATTGTTTTCTTTACCTGTAAGAATACCATAATTACCATTAATAGGTTTTTTTGTCATCATATTAACCCATTTTCTCCTTTGCGGTCTTTTGCTATTCTTAATTAAAGGTATTTTCAACATATTATCAGAAAACATTTTTATTTTACTATATAATATATTAGACGATTTTTTTTTAAATAGTTTAAACTAATTAAAATTAAAAACTTTAATTAATTAAAATAGTCTTTTTTTTATTTATACTCTATTATATAAAATAGTCCTTATATTGTTTTTTTGAAAACTTTTATTAATTAATGTTTTCAAAATGTCCAAAATGGCAGTTTATTTCTTAATAGATATACGCCAAAACGGACACTTCCAAAATAGACACCCCTCCAAAATCTATTTTTGAATTCTTGTAAAAAAAATTTCAATTTTATTTTTTTGGTTTTTTTGTCGATTTTTGGGAAAGGGTCAATCAGTTAAAATTTAAGGTGTTTTAGTATAAAAATGAAAAAATAAAAAACTGCCAAAAAAAGACGATTTTTTTTTTTATAGTCTTTTCGTATATTTTTAATAAATAAATAGTTGCCTAATGGTTAAAGCCTTTTTCATTATTAATAAATACCCTTTTATATTTTTTATATGGTTTTCGTCAAAAGAGTTTTTTTAATTGGTTATTAGAGGGGAGTTTTAATTAAAATATTAACACTGCTTAAGCCATCAGTAATTATTTGTTGATGGTCAGCCGTCAGAATACGGAGCCGAATATTTCTTAAACTTAATGAATTTAAATTATTAATACTTATATAATAAGGGGTGTTCGGTTCATATTGAATAATTCCTGTGTTATCGTCAATAATACGTTCAGAGACTGGAATTACTGCTAAAAGGTTCATTCGTCCATTTATAAAACTGTCGAAAGATTGTAAAGGAATATTTAACATTTCAACAAGATAATTGTCCGCGTCCATAGTATTCGAAAATATATTTTGGGCTACAAGTTGAAATTGATTTACTGCTGCTGCTGATTGATGATTTACATTTTCAAAGCCGAAATATTCCGCCGTGGTTTCATTAGGGAAATTAAATTTATAAGTAGTTCTTGCTGAGGTTGTTCTTGGTGGTGCTGGTGCCGCAAGAGGTGCCTCATCTTCTAATTCTTCAATATGGTCTGTAAGGTCAGTGTGTAAGGGGTCAATATTAAATCGACATTCCTTTATTTTATTATTAGCTGCTGGTGCTAGACAAAAATAAACAACATAATAAACTTTATTGAAATCGTGGGTATCTGTTGAAAGTATGACGTTAGAGCCGTTTTTATGAACTACAATTTTTATTTGTCCTTGTGTAAGTTGAATTCCAAAAACATCATTTGAATTATGGTTTGCCCCTGAATATCCAATCGCGGTTGTTGTTGCTTTAAATGTGTTTGGGTGGTTTTGTGATGGGTGTCTTATATTATAATTGGAGGCTACATTGGCAGGAGTTGTGACGGCGAATTCTAAATCTTCAAACTCAATAGTTCCTGATGTCAATTTATTAATATGTGTCGTAAGCCCAACTCCCATCCCGGCAGCATCTGCTAAATCTGCTCTATTAACAAACTCTTTTATTTTACATCTAGCAACGCCGCACCCATTAACAAATTTTATTTTTGAAAAAAGGTAATTATCTTTTAATAATCCACTATCAGCACTTCCTGCCGTTTTTTTAAGTTCTCCCCCTCCTGTATTTGATGCTTCAAGTCCTGTATATACTAAATAGTCTCCTTGATTAGTTTTTGCTGCGTTACCATATGAGCGGTGGGCTGGTTGGTATTTAAATTTTCCATCATCATCAAGAAAAAAAGTAATTTCTGTTCCAAGTTCTTTCGCATTATCAACACTTAATTGCTTATTAGCGTTTTCAATCATTTGTTTAAATAAATGAGTTCTTGTTAATTTGCTATATGTATCGTGAGATATTGAAAAGGTTTTTAATCCTGCGGTATTACTTACTTGAAATTGAAAATCTTGATTGAAGGCATCAACAACCAATCGAGCTGCGTTTCTTTTTAAACTACAAGATTGAAAGGCAATTTGAGATTTAGGAGGAATTATGATTTCATCATTGAAATTTACATCAAACACTCCTTTGTTATCAAAAGTATTAAGTTTAACGAGAGTATTCATTTTATTATAATTAAATATAATATTTAAAAAGATTTTAAAAAAAATAAAATAAACTTTTAACTAAATATTTATATGTAAGTATTAAATCCTGCTAATGTTGCTCTTAAAGTTGCGTTAATAGTTCCACTTGTCTTATTAAATATTTTTAAATATCTTGGATAAATGCGACCACCGAACCCATTACTCGTAGAGTGGTCTAAAAATTGTGTCCTTCCTCCAACTCCTCCATAAGTAGTATTCGTTAAATATCCTAATCCATAGTATGTTCCGCTACTGGCGTTAGACCCTTCAATCATCAAACTATTACCACTAACGCTTCCACTATTCATTTCACCATAGATACAGATATTCTGGAAACCCTCTGTATCTAAAATTGTCGAACCATATGAGGTTGCGGATATTGCTTCATTACTCATCCACGCTACGTCCTTCACTCTGTGGCGAAGACTATCGTTTATATGTAAGTGTCCGGCAGAACCTGTAATAAGGGGGCAATAATCAGCATCAGAACCTGCGAGAGATGTGGCGGTATCTTTTCTTACGCTTAAATTCATTATTCCTTTATCTGCTCCTGAATGAGCGGTATCTTCTGCTTTTACTACATCGTCAATTAATTGAACTGCTGTTTCTATGTTTGTTAATTTAGTTAATGCGTTATCTTGGACACCGTCTAGGGTAGTTATTAATGTTTCAATATTAGTTTGTTTAACTAATGAGGCATCAAGGACAGTATCAATTGTATCAATTGCTGTGTCTATTTCTGTTAATTTAGTTAATGCGTTATCTTGGACGGCATCTAGTGTATCAATTTTACTATTTGTAGATGTTATTAATGTTTCAATATTAGTTTGTTTAACTAATGAATTATCTAATACGCTATCAATTGTATCAATTGCTGTGTCTATTTCTGTTAATTTAGTTAATGCGTTATCTTGGACGGCATCTAGTGTTGTTATTAATGTTTCTATATTAGTTTGTTTAACAAGAGAGGCATCTAATACGGTATCAATAGTATCGAGTTTTGTATTTGTAGCACTATGTATAGTTTGAGTATCACCTAATACAGTATCTATTCCTTGTAATGTTAAATCTACTACTTGCTGGTTGGCGGCAGTCGCCATTCCGCTCGTAGTTTGACCCCCCACCATCTTATTTGATATAGCAATCAAATTTGTGTTCTGTGCTTCTAACATTACACCTGCTTTATTCCCACCTCCAAGCCCATTTTGGGTTAAATCGTTTCTTAATCCACCTATCGCAATATCAATTGCTGTTGCTGAGGTGTCTATAGTTGTTAATTTTGAATTAGTTGTATCTATTTTTGAATTAGTTGTAATTATATTACTATTAATAGCACTCGCATTTTCTCCGAGCGTATTCCCTGTCCCTGCTGGATTTGTAAATAAAGCATTTTTTGCTGCTGCTAAAGTTGCTTCTGTTGCTCCTCCTGTTGGTAACGCTGTGCTTAAAACATCTACCTGTAAATGTGCGTCACTATCGCAAACCAAAGGACGAAATAAACCATTTCCAACATCTCGACCATATAAATAAGTTTGTAGTTTGGTTTGTCCTTCTCCTATGTTATTATTACCTGCTCCGCTTAATCCATCTATTTTATCATTAGTTGTTTGAATTTTAGTTTCTAGCGTGTCAGTATTCAAATTTACTGTTTCAGCCGAGACTTCTAAAACATCGTTTGAGACTTTCAATTCTCCGTTACTAGTAACTGCTAGGGGACGAGCCAAACCGTTGGGGCTATCATATCCATATACATAAGTTTGAAGTTTTACCTGTGCGTCTCCTAGGTTATTATTAACGGCTCCGCTTAAACTGTCTAATTTTGAATTAGTTAAATCTGAAGCAGTTTTAATATTATCAAGTTTTTCAGATTGTTGAGATAAAATTGATGTTTGATATGTGGGCTGATGAGCTGCCGCACTGTCGAAAGCATTATAAATTCTAGACATTTTATTTAATTAAATTATTATTATAAAATTAAAAAACATATTTATTTTTGTAAAGGTTCGAAATTTTTATTCAAATATAAATTTTTAAAGTTGTTAGAATAATTAATTATTAAACAATCGTGTTTTTCTTTTAAGTTTTCTCTAAACATATTAACAAAATCTTTTTTAGTTTTTAAATAATTATTCTCTTTTTCAATCTGTTCTAATTCACTATTAGAAGTATTAAAAACAACTATTGCCGAACTATTGGAACGTATATTTGATGTTGCTTGGGTATATTTTTGTAAAAGAACCATACACGAAATAAGGAACTTACGACCATTACAAAATATTTTTGAGACTGTATTAAAGCGTTTATTAGACATTCCACCACTGAAACCGAAATCATCAATTAAAATTATTTTGTGTCTGGGTTGTTCTTTTTCTTGTATTGCTTCCTTGTATTCATCAATTAAACTTTCGTATAAATCATTTAATATATCATCATCTAATTCATCAAAAATATTTTCTTCTGGAATTTCTTTTTCTTCAATAATTAAATTTAATTTAAAATCTTCTTTGGGGGTTGGTGATATTATTATAATATCTTCTCCTGAAAAAATAGAAGAATAAGGGTAATTTTTATTAAGCAAAATATTGACGGCAAAATTTGTTTTACCGCTCCCAGAATTTCCAGAAATAATCATTCTTAAAGGCAGGTCAAATATTGTATCAAATTTTTTCGCGTGTTTATCTGTCTTATCCTTTACTTTAAGCAATTTTAATTTATTCGGCATATTATATTTATTAATATATATAATTATTTTAATATTCAAGAAAATGTCGAATGAAAACGAATATTTAGTTTTATGTAATGAACTAAAAGAACAATACAAAGAATTAGAAAAAGAAAAAATAAAACTAAATGAAGAATTAATTTTTTTTAAAAAAACTTTCGCGACAACCTATGGAACTATTAGATTAATTGATAATTTAGCATCAAAAGAACCAATATTAAATAATACATTAGTCGAAATGATTGAATATTTAAGGAGTTTTCATTCTGATATATTTGAAGAAAATATTCTATTAATAAAAAGAGAAGAAGAAGAGGAAGAAGAAGAAATAACTTTGATTGCTGAAATTGTTTAAGTGTCCAAAATGGCTTTTACTTTCTTAATAAATACACGCCAAAATGGACACTCCAACAAGAATTTTATTTACCGATAATTTTCATTGTTAGGTCGTGGGCTTGTTGGAAGCAATAACCCTTTTTCATTAATTTAGTCATTTCTTTCATATGAGCTGCGGTGTGATGGCTTTTATGTTCTTTCATTAATTCCTTTTGCCCTTTTGAAAGTTCTTTTCTTGGTTTCATTATTGGCTTAGGCATTTTTACCTCTTTTTTTGCCTTAGGTTTTGCTTTTGGTTTTGGTTTATTTTGTTTTTTTGCTTCTCTCATTGCTTTCATTTTATTAGACATAGGAGCCGAGCCGTGGTAAGGCATTTTATAAAGTTTTTTTATTTATAATTTTATTTTACATTTTTATTTTTATTAAAAAGTTATATTAAATGGTAAATATGATTTCCTTATTTTTTGCGGTTGTGTTGGTAGTGGTGGCGGTGGTTGTTGTATTGGTGGCGGTTTTTTTTCCTCCTCCTGACTTATTGGTTTTGGTTCCTTGACTTTTTTTGGTTTTTTCTTAACAACTCTTTTTATTACAACTTCTTCTTCGCTTTCTTCACTTTCGCTTTCTTCTTCAATCTCTTCAATGATTACTTTCTTTTTTGGTTTCTTTGGTTTTATTACTTGTTTTTTCTTTCTAACTCTTCTTATAACGGTTGGCTCTTCTTCTTCGCTTTCTTCTTCAACTTCTTCTTTTTTATTTTTAGCATTTAACTTATTTTTTAATTCTTCAATTTGTTCTTCTAAAGTTTGGCTTGTTTCTTCATTATTAGTCATTGCTTTTAACATTTCAATTTCCTTTTTCTTTTTCTTAGTTTCCTTTTCGAGTTCCTTAACTTTTTTTCCTTTTGCTCTTGTTTCTTGGCTCCTAAGTCTCGCCCTTTTTAATTGGTCTCGGAGTTCTTGTTTTCTCTGCTCTGATAGGGGCTTACGTGCTTTTTTGGGCTTAGTTTTTGGTTTAGGTTCTTCAACTTCTTCGTCCATTTCAAAAATTAATTCTTGTTCTTGGGGCATTTTACAATTTTATACAAATTTATATAAAAGGAAAACATTTTTTTTATAAAAAATAAACAAAAATTATAATATCCGAGGAACTTTTAAATATACGGCTTCGGAGCATTTCGTAATAGTAACATTTCGATATTTTTCAATATTTCTTTTATTTGGGTTTATCATACAAAAAATTGAACTCCTAGGGATATTTAATTGTTGGGTAATTTCTTTTGTATTCTTAAAATATTTTGTTGTTTCATTGTCGTTTTCATCTTTAATAACTGCTTTAAATTTAAATATATTTTTAACCATTTTATATTTTGAATATATACTAAGTATATATTTTTTTTTCTGAATTAAACTTAAATTATTTTTTAAGACTAATTTTTTTTAATAAATCCTTATCAAAATCTAATTTACCAGAAATTGCTTTCATATAAAATGCGTAAAGACGAGCAATTCCCCATTGTGTGGGACTGCTAACACTCGCACGACTTCCAGCACTTACAAAAGCTGCTCGTCCGCGATTTATAATTTCTTTTTGAATGCTTAAAGGAATACCGGTTTTATCAGCAAATAATTTTGTTTGTGGTTTTACATTAGGAAATTTTTTTTTAAATTTTATAGTGTTTGAACTTTGTCTCGTTTGTTTAGTAGTAGGACGTTTTTTTGCTAGTTCTTGGGCTTCTTTCTTTTTACCCTTTTTTAAAAGTTCTTTTGTTTTTTTAATATTTTCGGTTTTTTCTTTTGCTTTTTGTTTTGTCAATCCCTTAGTATATTTTTTTGGTATTTCAAAAATTTCGTTTTGTTTTTTCTTTCTTGGTTTTGGTTCTTCAGGTGGGATTAATTCTCTTTCCATTTTTTTCATAGTAGCAAACATAATAAACTTTTATAAAAAGTTTAATCAAAATTAATATATACTTAGATTATATATTTTTGCTAACTTTTTTTAAAAAGTTATGTTCGATTGTAAAATATGTTCTCAATGGTGTTTAACTCAATATATTTGTAATGATTGTTATATCATTAAAAATGCGGTAAGGCTTTATGGCAGAGAAAAAATAATTGAATTAGTTAAAAGTGAATTTAATATAAAAGAAATAATTGATTTACCTAAAATAATAATTGATAAAGAAGAAAGACCAAAAAAAAGGGTAAGATTTAGTTCCGACAGTTCAACGGAATTATACAATAAAAAAGATGATGAAAAATATCATATAAAAGAATTAAACGATAATTTATTGAATGAATTAAAAGATAAATTAACGAAATTGTAAAAGTTTATAAAGTTTATTTTGGTTAAACTTTTTCTAAAAGTTTATTAAGTTTATTAAATGAAGTATTATTTAGATTTATGTTCCGGAAGTCAATCAATGAAAGATTTTAACAATGATTTAAAATATATAAGTTTAGATATTGAACCCAAATATAAACCCCATATATTAATAAATCTTTTAGAATGGGATTATAAAAAGTATTTTAAAAAAAACGGAAAACCTGATTTTATTTGGTTTTCTCCTCCTTGTAATGAATATTCAATTTTAAATTTTGCTAGACCTGATAAAATACCAGATATTGAAGGAAGTAATAAAATTGTTAAAAAAGGTTTAGAAATTTTTAAATTTGTAAATTGTCCTTTTGTAATAGAAAATCCTCAGACAGGAACTTTGAAAAATCAAAATATATTAAATGAAATACCCTTTACAGATGTTGATTATTGCCGATATGGTTTTCCCTATAGAAAAAGAACAAGACTTTGGAATAATATTAATTTAAAAGGTAAAAAATGTATTAAAAAAGAATGTCCGTTTGTTGTTAATGGAAGGCATATTTACAGCATAGGAAATAGTAAATATAAAACTAATGTAAAAGAAATCGGAAATAAAAAATCAAGATTGGAACAACGGTATGCCGTTCCGGAGCCTTTATTAAATGAAATAAAGAATTTAGTATTTAATAATTAATTACGTTTTTTTTATACTTTTTTTTTTATTATAGTATATTATAAAATGCCTCGAAAACCTCCAGCGATTATTTATATTATTAAATGTAAGAACCCAGCAATTAAGGGTTGTTATGTTGGTTCAACCCTTAATTTTAAAACTAGATATAACACTCATAAACAAGATAGTATTAACAGTAAAAGATTACTTTACGAATATATACGATTAACAGGAGGATTTAAAAAATGGACTATGGAGCCTTTAGCATTTGTTCCAAATTGGAGAAGTGGTAAAGATTACAGGGAAATTGAAAAAACATTTATTGAAATGTATAAACCTTTTTATAATCAAAATATTCCTAATAGAACTTTAAACGATTGGAAAAAAGAAAATAAAGAAAGAATAGCAATTCATAATAATACTTGGAAGGCAAAAAATCCTGAAAAATATAAAAAATATAGAGTTGATTATGCTAGAAAAAATAAGGAAAAAATGAAAAAGACCACTAATGAATATTACAAAAAAAACCGTGAAAGAATTCTTGAACTTAACAATTATAAAATGACTTGCGTTTGCGGTTGTAAAATATCAAGGTTCCATTTAAAAAATGGAAAACATAAATACAGTTTAAGACATCATAATAACCTTTTAGAAAAATTGAAGGAAGGAAGGGAAAAATTAAAATCTAACAATTTAAATATAAATCCTTTGATATGACTAAATTAATTAAAATAGTAAAAAGTGATAAACCAAAGAAAAAATGGAAAGCCATTTTTAAAAAAGATAATGATAGAGAAAAAACCGTTCATTTTGGAAGTGCTGGAATGCGTGATTTTACCCTTATAAATAATAAAAATTCTAAATTCTATATACCAGATAAAAAAGAAAGAGAAAAAGTAAGAGATAATTATCAAGCAAGGCACAAAAAAGATTTATTAACAGAAAATAATAAAAGGGGTATAGGTGCCGGAGCATTGTCTTTTTATTTGTTATGGACTACATCAAAAATTAATATTGCTAGTTATAGAAAAAGATTTAATTTATAACCAATCTAAAAGTTTAAATATTGGATAAAGTAAAATAAACTTCATTGTAAAATAAAAATGGCTCATAGCATACTCTTTGCTAAATAAATCATCACTATAAATAAAATTTTCTTTTAAATAAATTTTATCTTTTTCAAACATCATTTTAAAAATATATTGAATATATTATATAATTAATATTTTAAATTAATAAAATGGACTTATCAAATTTTTCAAATACCGCTTCTCAACTTGCTAGTTTAACAGAAACAGCACCACTTCCAACTGATGTTTTAGACGATAAAGTAAATGATGCTAAACGATTTTTAAAAGAAACAGAGGAAGGACTAGGAAGCACCCTTGCCTCTCACGCAGGATTAAAATCTCTTGAAAAAGCATTTAAAACACCTAAAATAAATAATGTATTAAAAAAATTAGGAGTTGAAGATAAAGATATTGATGGAATTATTTCTAAATTAAAAGACGGAGATGTCGGAGGAGCCATATCTGACGTAACTAAAGGAGGAGTAAAAAAATTAAGTTCAACAGTTGAAGAAACAGTTCAAGGGCTTGGAGCAGATAGTGGAGCCGTTCCAAAATCTGAACTAGCAGCTGAAATTGAAAAATATATTCCGAAGGGTTTAACCTCAACTTTAAAAAATGCTAGTTATACCGAAGTTAATCCCCTTGAAGTAAGCGGAGCAGCATCAAGAATAAATATTCCATTAAATAGAACGGTAAAAGTTAGCGATATTTTAAAAGCACAATATGAAGCAAAACAAGAAGAAATCGCTCCCAAAGTAAGTCAATTTCAAGAATTCGCAGGAGAGCCAAGTTTAGCCCAAGCAGACGCAACAACAGCACTTGAAAGAATTCCACTATCAACCCTTAAACCTGCCGAAAGGGTTCTTGCCGATGTTACGGCGAAACCCTCAGCCCCTAAACCTTTTGAAGTTCAAAATCCTGCCTTTAATCCTGCTTCATATGAAGAAGAAGGACAAGAAGCAGTCGGAGATAGTGTAAAAACAGGAGTAAAAGCAGTTGATGACGCAGTTGATAAAGTCGCAATAAAAGAAGGGGAAAAAGTTGTTGAAAATCAAACAGAAAAAAAACTCGCTACTCTAGCAGGTGAAAGTGCCGCCGATGATGAAAATCCCCTCGGAATTGCTATTACTGCGGCTCTTGGAGTTGGTTCTTTAATTGCTGGTATTTTTACAAAAGACCATCATAAAAAATTTATTCAGCCCCCAGCACAAGAAACTCACACAAATTTTGCTTCACAATTGGGAGTTCTTTCTACTTAATCAAATGAAATTATACCATCATAATTTTGATATCTATCAAGATATTTTCTTTTTGTTGGATTAAATAAATAATAAACTTTTCTAAATTCTTTTTTTTTTTGAAATCTTTCATCTCTTAATAATTGCCTAAAAATTAACCTTGTTATATTATCTTGATAAATATTTGTTATTAATCTTATTTTCCTAGCCCAATATTTATAAGGTTGATAATCTTCATAAAATGAATTTTCGAATTTAAAGGATAAATAACATAAATTAACTAATTCTCTCTTTTTTGCTATCATTTTTATATTGCTTAATTATAATAGTTAGATATTTTATTATGGAAAAAAAATTATTTGATAAACTGAAACAAAAAAATAAATACAATGAAAATACATTAAAAATATATTTTGAAAATGTAAAACGTTTAAACGATAGAAAACCAATTACAACGTTAAATTTTTTAGAAGATACACCTAAAATATTAAAAAAATTAGACCCTTTCAGCCTTCCAACTAAAAAGAATTATTTAAATTCAATACTTTGTTTATTAGATGAAAACCCACGTTATGAAAAAGCAATAAATGATTATGAATTTATGTTTAAAGAAGTTTTTAAAGAATTAAAAGCATTTTCTGAAAGTCATCAAAAAACACAAAAGGAAATTAAAAATTGGGCTACATTACAAGATTTAAAAACGGTTATGAATGAATATGAAAAACTAAATAAAGGAATACAAAAAGAAACATCTATAACCAATAAGGAATTAAAAAACTTACAAACTTTATTAATACTATCTCTTTATTTAGAACAACCACCGCGAAGGCTTGAAGATTACGCAAATTTTAAAATTATAAAATCAAGAGATGAAATAGAACCAAATAAAAATTATTTATTGAATTTATCAAGAAATATTAAATACTTTATAATAGGTGTTTATAAAACAAATAAAATATACGGACAAATAGAAATAAGAATTCCAAAAAAAATAAATACTATATTAAACGTCTTTTTAAAGTTCAACAAAAAACCCTTTCTTCTTAACAATGTAAGGGGGGAAGCAATGACGGCAAATTCTATTGGTAAAACGTTATCAAATGCTATAAACGAACATTTAAATAAAAAAATAAGTTGTAATATGATACGAAAAATTTTTGTTACTGAAAATTTAGATATAGAACAAGAAAGAAAGAAAAAACTTATTGCTTCTCAAATGGGACACGCATTGACAACTCAATTGACTTATTTGAAAGTTTAGTTGTTGGAGTGTCCGTTTTGGTGTCTATTTATTAAGAAAGTAAAAGCCATTTCGGACACTTTTTATAAAAAAGTTTTTTTACTAGGATTTTTTTATTTTTATATTTTATATAATATATAATTAATTTTTAAATATGGAAAATATTGTAAAAATCGCAGCTAATCAAGGCTCCTTCGATAATAATAAAAATTTAGTTGATATTGATATCGATGGAGGTATTTTTGATTTTTCTAAATCATATGTAAATGTTAATGTCTCAGTATTTGGAACCCTTACCGCAAAACCTGATGCCGTTTATGCTACAGGGCTTAATTTTAAAGAAGGCAGAGCAGATAACGACACAGTTGTTCCTCCTTCAAACGGTGTTTTAGTTAAACACGCACAACTCCGCAACGAAAAAGCAGGAGTTATTGAAAGTGTCCGTCACAATGATGTTTTAAGAGCAGGACTTGGACTTTATGAAAGGGACAAAGGATATTATGATAAAGACCTCGGAAATATGATTAATATAAATACCGTTCAAAATTTCTCTAAATTAGGCTTTCAAGAGTTATATAATGAAGGCTCAACTAATTCAAGAAATAGACCAGCAGATATTAGAATTCCACTTACTGAAATTTTGGGAGCAGGTGTTATTGATGATTACGACACTCAAAAAATGGGAAAAACAAGGCTCCATATGGAAATGAACTTCTCAAAAATTACCGAAGTCTCAGTCATTAGTAATGGGAACCCTTGGGGGGCAGAAGTAAGAACAGGTGGCAACGCTTACGGAGCATTTGCTGATTATACAAACGGAACAGGAGCAAACCAAGATGTTAATTTTTTAACAACTACTCAGGCTTACGACAATTTAGATGATAGCCCTTATTATGTCGCACAACCATTAACTATTACACTTAATAACGCAGGAGCAGGAGCGGGAGCATTGGCAGGAAACCCTTTTGTTATTACACAAATCGAACACTTACAAACAGGACACTTGAAACTTACTTTTGACGCGGTTTTAGTGGCAGCTTTAGGAGCAGGTGCTGCCCTTACTACTATTACCGCAGTTCAAACTGCTGCGAACTCATTTTCAAGAGATATTAATAAAGTTGAATTAGTCTTATATAAAAGAAATGATATTTCAGAAGGAGCCGATGAAGTTCAATTTTCATCATTCCACGCAGACAACGACACTTACCCAGCAGCAGCAAGTCTTAATCGTCAATATTATCTCCCTCCCAATTGTATGAATGCCTTAATTATGTTTAATAATCCTATTTTATCTCAAGAGCCTATTACATCTTATAGAATAGGATTAAATGGGAAAAGCATAACAAACAGAGACGTTGAAGTAAAAAGTGGGCTTCATTATGATTTAATTAATAAAACCTTTATTAATATGGGAAAAAATGTAAAAAACTTTGCCGAGAAATCAATTAAATCAGCAGTTAAACAATCAGCAAACGCAACTCAAATTGATACAAGAATTCTTGCTTGTCCGGTTCCTTTGTCCGCTCGACAAACTCAACTTTCGCTTGAACTTAACGCAAGTGGAAATATGGGAGGACAACAAATTATTTTCGCTCACGTTCTCAAAAAAGTTTAAACTTTTTTTAAAAGTTTATACAAATAATTATTTTTTTTTGTAAAATTTTTTTATTTTAATACTTTATAAACTAATAAATTAAATATGGAAAATATTCGTTATCATCTCGTGCGACCTTCTAATTCAAAAGACACTTACAACGAATTCGACACAGTAACTTGGGAATTGGTAAGCGATGGACGAGCCTTAGTTAAGAACTCAATCACCGTTGAAGCAGAAGTTGAAATTTTTCAAACAGGAACCACAAGAAAAACTTCCGCAAATAATATGAAAGTTAGCCATCTCGTAGGCTCACACGCATTTTTCGAAACTTGGACTTCCGAAACCCTAGGAGCAGGACAAATTGAAACCCTTCAATCATATCCGCGATACGTAAATATGGTTGCCTCTGCTTCTCTTGATAGTGAAGATTTAAACAATGGTAAATTTCTTTGCGAATTAAGAAATCCAGTTGAAGAAGGAACCGCACCAATGATTGAAGAACAAGTAAGTTATAATGATAATGGAACTCACGCAGTTCAAAATACTAATGCTTCTTTTTCAATTAAACCAATGTTATGTTTTAACCGTATGTCCGGAAATTATTCTTTTTCATCAAAAGGGGCTATCCGCCTCAGTTGTAATTTAGCAAGAGCAATTCACGCTTTATATGGAAGAAATGTTGGTGCCGATAGTTCTTACAGTCTTAAAAATCTTGTTCTTCGTTATACCTCAGTTCCTGATGAAAATCCAAACGAACGTCTTTTTATGGAAAGTTATGTCGGAATTAAATCTTCTATTAATTCAAGTGACGCGACAGTCTCAAGCCGTGTCCCTTCAAAAGCAGTAAATGCGGTTAGTATTTCATTTCTTGAAAGCAACCACGAAAGCAACGACAGACACGTTGATAGTTACGGCTTAGAAACCTTTAAATTAATTGATGAAATTCAATATCTCTTCAATAATTCGCAACAAAAATTTATTACGTATTCTTTAACAGATAGGGCAGATATGGTTAAAAAAGGGCTTGAAAGTCTTAACTCTGCTTCTCATTCTCAACCAGATGGGAATAAACTCTCAGGAAATCACGGCTTTATACTTGGTGCCGAATTTGGAGAATATGTTGATTTATCAAATCAAAAATTCACATTTAATATTAAATCTGCCGACCCATCAATAGCAGCTTCTCCGAGACTAGTATTTTTATACTTTCACCAATTATTATCAATGTAACTTTTTAAAAAAAAGTTAGCAAAAATAATTTTGATTAAACTTTTCCTAAAAAATAATTTTGATTAAACTTTTTCTAAAAGTTTATTTAATTAAAAATTAAAGTTAATAGAAAAAAATAAAATATTATTTTAAAATATATACTAAAATATAAATAATTAATTAAAAATGGCTCTTTATTCTTCAAGTCTTCAGACTGCTTTAATTGACGACACTTCATTCAATCAATCAAAATGCGAATTCAGATTACAACCTGATACAATGTATTATTCTAACCTTAGACTTATTAATTTAGGTTTATCAGGAACAGCCCAAACTTATCACCCTTTAAGTGGTGTTTATGGTGCTATTAAACATATTCGGCTTATGGACGGAAGACAGGTTATTGACGAAATGCGATTTGCTAATCGTTATTTATCATTTACTAATTTGTTAAATGAAAATGCCTATAATAGAGATTACTTAAATAAACTTTCTAAAAATCAGATAGGATATGATATAGACACAGACCTCCAAATTGTATCAGGTGGTAACCGTTCAGCAAATATGAAAACTGATAGCGAAGTCATTGACGCTAACGGTTCAAAAAATACTCTTGGCTCCCTTGACCTTCGAAAATGCCTTCCAATTTTAAATAAAATGAACGTTCTTGATACTGAACTTATGCCAAACTTAAAAATTGAGATTGAATGGGAAAGCGACAGAAGAAATTTAATTGTAAATAATGCTAATGCCGATGCCGTTAAAGTTGAACCTCTTCTTGTTGCTGATGAACTAAGCGACCCAGCCTTACAAGATGCTAACCGAAAAGCCCTTTCAAATGTTGTTTGGAATGCTATCGAACACGACCAAACCCAAATCCCAGACAATAAAACAGCTGCCGGAGCCTTAGGAGATGGAGCAACAGTAGTTCAAAAAATTGACCGCAAAATAAACGGATTTGATGGGAAACTTGTCTCAAGAGTTTTAATTTCAAAAGCGTTTTCAGATAAAGCAAAAAATGTTACCGGAACTTCAATAAATGGAGTTGGAGATATGGGAAGTAAGGTTATGCTTCTTGAAGAGGTAAATATGTCAATCAATGGGAAGCCAAAATTGCCTCAAAATTTAGGAGGAAAAAATCCAGCCTCAAAATTACGAATGCTTACCGAAACTTTCGGAAACTTAAATATTGCCCCTTTTGATAATCTTCAATCCGTTGGGCTTGATAAAAAAGATGGAGCAGCAGCTAATGTTACAGGGTGCCGACCAAATAAAACCGCTAATATACACAACGATATTGTTGGAAATCTTGATTTTATTGGATTTACAGTAGCAGACAGAATAAATGATTTACAATTAAATTATTCAAGAACCAATGTTAAAGATACCGAAGACCCTGAAATTTATAACGAAGGCTTAGACGTTCATATTTATTGCGAAGTCTCACGAGCCTTGATTGTTGATAAACCAAAAAATAAATATATGGTAAGATACAATTAAATTTTGTTTTTTATTAATTTTTTTTTTAAAATAGTATTATATATTAAATAGTAAAATATGGCTCAACCTATTCAAGATGAAGTCTTAATTGAATTAAGACAACTAAACGCAGAAACAAATAATAAACTAGATGATAATGGAGATATTATAGCCGGTGATTATGAAGTCCCCATAAAAACCCCTTTAAAAATTGAAAATGGGGATATGTTAAATATTAAATCCTGCTTCGTGGATAGTGTAGCCCAAAACTCAGGAAAAATAAGAATTAACGATGAAGACGCGACAATACAAATTCAATTCGGTTACTATTATATGGATTGGGGTTTTGCCCTTACTGCTGATAATTACGCAACAATAAGAGAAAATCAGGACGGACACACAACACCAGAAGGGAAACTTTATTATTTAGGGGAAAACCATCAACACAACCCCGGACAACCAATAGCAGAAGAAATAAACAATTTAAAATTTTCAATAAATTATAATAAATTCGCAGGTAATAAAGACGGAATAGCAAAATTTAATTTACAATATCAAAACCAAGTAGGAACAGTTGTTAAACTTCATTTTGAAATAAAAAATCACGATATTTCTTTTAATCCTGATAGATTATCGTTTAACATAGATAACTCTTTAAATAATCGATTTCACGATGGAGCCTTTAAATTTCCTATTATAGCAAGACAAGGAAGTTTTGCCGCAGACATAGACCCAGACAAGGCAAAAAAAATGCGACAAACAGGAATTATTTTTGAAGAAGCAACAGGAACACCAATTCCACAAAATGGAAATTTATCAATAGAACCAAAAATTGTAACATTAACGCGAACAATTGAAACCGGAGACTATGAACCGCAAGACCTCGCCGACGCTATAAGCAGGGCTTTTTCATTTACAAAAGAGGAAGCCAATGAATATATAACAGGAGGCACTTATTCTGATAATCCTTTATTAACAACATCAATTCAAGTAAAAACAGATAACGCAGGAACGGAACCCTTTTTTGTAGCAAGTGATATTTCAGATTTAGCAAAATTTATTTCAGTTCAGCCTTTTTGGGTTGGAACTTCTCAATTTTCTTTGATTTTTGATGATGGAGATAATAAATTTAAATTAGCAGCTATTCATTCTCATATATATAACGAACACGGTTTAACAGTTATAAAGGCTATAGGAAACGCACCAAAACAATTTTTCGCAAATAAAACAGGAGGAATATTTTTTAATTCTTTGTCCCCTGCTTCATTATGGGAGGATAAATTAGGCTTTTCAATTCCTTCAATATCCGTTGTAGCACAAGAGCCAGAAGTAAAAACAATTGGAGTTGTAAATAATGTTAGACTTCAAAAACTTAATTTATTAGAAGGTAAAACCATTACAGGAGATACAGTAACAATTGATACACTTATTCAAAAACAAATTAACCAAGCAGCAAATGTTGCTTTCGATAGACCCACATCAACTTTTGGAGGGATTGAAACGGTGGAGCAAAATTTCAATTCTATTGACGCAGTTAATCCTCTTCAATCATCAGAGGGAGATAATAACACCCCTTATTATCAAATAGAAATAAAAGGAGCAGCTAACACGACCAAACTTGGAGCAGATAATTTTAATAATAAAATAGGAGCGATTATATCAAGATATTATTCTTCAGATAGTTACACCTCAACAATGGATAATTCAGGTTCAATTGCTTACCAACATAAAGGAGAACCAATTGAACTTTCAGGCAGTCTATCAGTTAGAATATTAAAACCTGACGGTTCTTTAGCCGATGATATAGGAACTGATAATTCAATTTTCCTTTCATTAATAAAACAAAAATAATTTATTAGTATATAATAAAATGAATACACCAACAAAAAAAAATACATATTTTGAAAATTACGATTTATTTAGTGATGCTAATCCAAAAGACACAGTAAGGATTAAATACGATACTATGGAAAATTTAAAAAAAACAATAAAAAAACTTGAAAGACTTTATAAAAATAATAAAATAAAACATAATCGAAATAGTCAAATAACTAACGTAATCGTTCAACGTTTAAGAGTAATAGTTAAAAATACTAATAAAGGAAAAGACCGTTTTAAACTAGCCACTCGTTATTTTGATTTTCTTAAGAGAAGAACAAAAGAAAAAGAGGACAAACGGAGGGCTTTGACTTTTTGAAAGTGTCCGTTTTGGCGTGTATTTATTAAGAAACTAAATGCCATTTTGGACGTTTTGAAAATATTAATTAATAAAAGTTTTCATTTTATATTAAAATCATCAGTTAATAAATCTTTGTTAATATCCTTAATAAATCCATCATCATTTATAAACTTAATTTTTAATAAAATATTTTGTATTTCTTTATCTATTTTATCCATTATTAAAAATAGTTAATAAAAAAAAAACCGTTTTTTTTTATATTATTAAGTATTATAATATTAAATTAAAAATGGTTAAATTAGAAGATTACACAGCCTCACAAATAAAAAAACTAGTGTCAAATATTAATAAACAGGTTAAAATATCAGGTTATTCAAAAAAAACTAAACCACAATTAATTAAACTATTAAGAGAACATCCTAATTTACAAGTTTTAGAAGGAGGAGAAAAAGTAACAATTAAAGTTAAATCAATTAAAAAAGAATTAATTAAATCACAACCAAAACCAAAACCAGTCCCCAAAAAGAAAGTTGAACCTAAAAAGAAAGTTGAACCTAAAAAGAAACAAATTAAATTAACGAAATTAGGAGAAAAAATAATAAAAATATTTAAAAGTGTTCCAAGAAGCAAAGACGATGATAATGACAATGAAAACAAGGTAAAAAAATTAAGAGATAAATTAGATTTTAAAACAAGGAAAGAACTTATAAAAACTTATAATAAACAAGGTTTAAAAGATAATGATGAATTTATTTTTGACCTTATTAACAATGATGAATATTTAAAAGAAATATTTTTAAGTAAAAAAAAAATAAAAAAATAAATTTTTTAAAAAATCCGCAAATTTCCTTAAGTATAAAAATTAAAAGTTTTTTTATTTTTACATTTAAAGAAGTTCGGCATAATTTTTATGCGGACTTTTTGAAGGTTTTCGGCATAATTTTAAAAATTTTTGAAAATATTAATTAATAAAAGTTTTCATTTTTTTAATTTAAGAACTATTTAACATAGTATATATATAAAAAAAGCGATAAATAAAAAATTAAAAAAAAAGACAACTTTAATTAATAAAAGTTTTCAAAAAAACAATATAAGCAAAAGTTTATATATATATTTATAAACCGAGTAATAAATAAAAATGGCGACGCAACTTATAACCCTTAACGAACTTAATAATAACCCTATTTTTCAACCCCCTAAAGAATGGATTGATGAAATAAACCAACAAGAAGAAATAATAAAAAATGACTTCTTTAATAATTACCCAGAAATTCATAACTTAATTAATAATAAAAAAAAAGAATTGGAAGATGCGGAATACCAAATTTACAATAAATATATTGATGAAATAAAACCAAGTATTGAAGCATTTTGTAGGAGTAATCGTATTCGAGATTTTATTATTAATCAATGGAATTTATCCAAAATTTCCACTATGAAACTTTTAGAACGGACGGCATTTGGTTTTAAATCTTTTTGTATGAATAAACACTATCATACAATACAAAACCCTGACCCCAATGACCCTTTTGACTATAATCACGAAATATCTTTACATTTGGCTGATGTCTGCGACTATATGAATAGAGATGAGTTAGTTAAAGAAATTGGTTATAATATACAAAAAATTATTTCTAATAGACTATATGATTATAGATTTTATCCAACAGACCAAAGTAAATATAATATTATAAATAATGTGGTGCCTTTACTTAAAAAAGAATTTAAAATAAAAAGTGATGGTAGTTGGAACACGGCATATTGGATAGAAAAACAATTAATTGATGTGGAGCGAGATTTAATAATTTATTTAAATGTTCTTAATAAATATTTGAAGGTTATTGGATTTAAAGGACTTATTAAAAAACATATGGATTTACATTGTTTTTCACTATGTATTAAGAAATTTTCTATTCAAAATGATACAACATCTTATATAGAGCAATTTAATAATTGTTTTCTAAATTTACCATATTATGTTATGGCTAATAGATTAAGATTTTTGTCAAGTAATTGAAAAAAAAATAAAAATTTTTCATATTAAAAAAAAATCTTTTGTTATATAGGCTCCATAATTGGAGAGGCTTCTTTTTCGAAGTGTCCTTTTTGGTATTTATATATTAAGAAAGTATATGC